TTCCACGACTTTGGCACTCCTCCTAAGGGCTCAATCTCACTCTTGAGTCTATTTAGCAACTCTCCAAGATGTATAAGCCTATCGAAACTTTGTGCTTCGCTGGGCTTGCTAATCTCATTTCTTATTCTTTGCAGTACTGCAGCTCTCCTTCTCAGAATTTTGACTCTAGCATCCCTCGATTCTTTGTCCAGCGGAGATTTCCTCCTGCCTCTTGTCTCAACCCTAGGAATTCTATCAACTGCTGCCTTAGCCTGGTCGACCCAGCATTGAACGTGCCAGCGCAGATACGTTGTCCAGCTTCCTGCAACTCCATCCCTTCTCCTCCAAAGTTTACCAATTACCATATAGTCTCCCTTAACTATGGGCTTATGGCAATGAGCACAGTTAGCCTTCTTGTTTGCAATCTTCATCCAGACATCCATAGTTACCTCAGATACCTCTCTATGCACCTTACACTGATACCTAGTTGCTTGGATATCTCATCAACCGAGAATCCATTATCCCTCAGCAGCTTGGCTGCTTCCACTCTCTCCTGTTTCCTCAGTGTTCCTAGGCTCACCTCGGTCTCGTATAATATACAGCTGGGGTGCTCGGGGTAGTATGGGCAGTTGTTGCAAAACTCAATTCCAGCCTGGCTATCTACATCCTCTATTCCAGCATCAATCATAGCTTGGCATCTCGACTTCGGGTCGTTTTTCATTTTATATTTAAGTATACCATCTTTTTGTGAAGTTGTCAATACCTAGTAAAAGATAAAATATAATAAACAATAAATATATTAACTGTTATAGTCATATTACATTATACAGATTGACACCCGTACTCTAGTATGGTATAATGAGAAGGATAGGCTATAATAATGGCTGTGTCCGATATCGCTCAAACTGGCGCTGAGGAGAAGATAGCTCAGAGTATTGTCCCCTACAATAGGGACGATGATAGAGCTAGGTATCTTGGTCTCAGGTCATCTGGTTTCACTATCAATGAGGCATTGAAGCTAATTGGTAGAGCGAAGAGCACTCTGTCACTCTGGAGACACGACGAGGAGTTCAGTAATCTCGAGAAGCGAATCCCTGAGTTCAGACGCCATTTATCCTTAGAGTATGCTAATCTCGAGTTCCTTCGTAACTATCGCTTAATTCTGGAGAAGGACTGTAGAGTTATTAAAGCTAGCCTGTATCCAGATAAGGATGCAAGTGGCAATGTTATCCCTATGCCATCTGCTGACATTGCCTATCTTCTCAAGATGCGCTCCAACTATACTCCGCAGCAGCTCCAGATTATCGAAGCTCTTATACGAGCTGAGGGGGAAGGTAAAGGAGGATTTGATTTCACAAACCTTATTGTAACTTTATTTAGAAAGACCGAGGGTGTGAGGATAGAGCCTAAGCCTGCGGTACTTGAGATATCTGAGGAGTCCGAGGTATAGTTATGGCTAGACGACCGACAACTCCGAGTGTTAGTGCCGCATCAAGGCACAATATAAAGAAGGCTCAGATTAGCCGCATACGAATCAGAGAACCTCGCAGTATAGGGAGAGTTCGGAAAGGAAGGAGGAGATAAATGGGAGATGTCTCTAAGATAGTCATATCAGGGGTTCTATGTGTAACTGTTCTAATAGTAGTAGCAGTATGCAAGGGATTGGATGGCACGCTATTCGCTTCAGGAATAGCAGCTATAGTGGCTCTTATATCTGGCTTCGGCGGATACAAAGCTGGTGTAACGAGGACCCACAAGGAACTATTAGCTGAGAAAGATAAAGAAAGGAGGTAAATATGGGTAAGTGGATTCAAGGAGCAATTAAGAGGAAGGGTGCGCTATCAGCGGCAGCTAAGAGAGCTGGGAAGTCTACCTTGACATTTGCTAGGAATGTGATGGCTAGAGGTAGAGGCCCTAGAGGTACTGCTAAGGCTCGTCTCTGGCACGAGGCACATCTTTACGTCAATGTACTGAGGAAACTCCCCAGACCTAGTAGAGCTGCTAGAATCAGAGGCGGTAGGAAAGCTGCTAGGACTAGGGCAAGGCGCAGAGGTCGGTAGCTATGAATCAAGCCGAAGCAATGCGGCTGCTGCTAGCCGATAGGCGACTATTTATTGAGTCGCTGATGCAGATTGAGAACAAGAGTAAGGACGTAGTTCCTTTTGTGCTTAATCCAATTCAGTCTAATATGTATGAGACTGCCACTGGGCGGGATGTCTATGCCAAGCCTGCTCAGGTTGGTGCGACTTCGTACTTTATCTGCGACTTCTTAGTAGATTGCCTTACGCAGCCGGGCACTACGGCTATTATTATTTCCTATGACGAGTTCATAACTGGGAGGTTACTTAGGAAGGCTCAGGTGTTCTATAATATCCTTCGTGACAGGATACCCTCAATTCCTAGAATGCATCATAAGTCCACCTTCGAGAAGACCTTTCCAGATGTGAATAGCAGCTTCTTCATTAGCTCTGCTAGGAGCTTTACATCTATCAGGGGCGAGACAATTCACGACCTACTTATTGATGAGTTTGCCTTCTGGCAACCTGGGGAAGCTGAGAAAACGTTTGCTGCGGCGCTTCAGCGAGTTCCTCTACTTCCTAACACAAAGGTCAAGATTGTTTCCACTCCGAATGGGGAGGATAACGATTTCTACGAGACATATCACGCTGCTAAGGAGGGGAAGGCAGTTGGTAAGTCTATATTCAAGCATCACTTCTACAGGTGGTTTGACCACCCTGAGTACAGCTTAGCTTTCGATAATCCATTCGCTCTACCTGGCGATACTAGACCAGAGCTAACTAATCTACTGCCTGAGGAAGAAAACTTAATTAACAATTATGGACTGACATTTGACCAGATAAGATGGAGAAGGTATAAGATTGCCGAAATGGAGAGTCTCAGGCGTAGTGGCGAGACTAGGTTGCTGTTCTTGCAGGAGTATCCTGAAGATGATGTTAGCTGCTTCTTAACAGCAGGCAATATGGTCTATGATAGTGCTCTCCTTATGGATATGGCAAAGAACTGTTACCCTGCACCTATACATAACCTGTTCGCTGATATCTGGCACTTGCCGGAAGCTGGCGCTAAGTACCTACTCTCCATAGACCCCGGGAAAGGGAAGGTTAGTGAGTCCGTGGGTCAGGTATGGTTGTTTACTGAGTCTGAGTTCAGGCATTGTGCAACACTCTGCGGCTACTATGATGAGCCAGATATGGCTAGTAAGTGCATGGACTTAGGTAGGTTCTATAATGTAGCTACTATAGCTCCCGAGGCTAATCTTAGTATAGTACCTCATCTTAAGGACTACCCTGAGCTTTACTATAGGACAGACCCAATAACTGGACGCGTAGGTAAGGATATTGGCTGGCTGACTACCAGGACAACTAAGCCCTATATGATTAAGGAGCTCAATGTAAATCTTGCAAAGGTGAATACTCACGATATTAGGTTCGTCAGTCAGTGCCGTAATGTTAGATGGATAGGGACTGGTCCTAGGCAGTATGCAGCGTCACTTGGTGCAGATGACCACCACGACGCTGGCTGTATTGCTATGGCTTGTAGAAATTCTCTGCCTATAGAGAAGGGGTTTGTTGGAGTAGCTGGCTGGGGACAGAATTGGGGAAGGTAATATGAGGAAGTAATATGAGAAAGTTATTTCGCCCTAAACTTATTATCGAGGGACTTGGGTTTGGCAGGTTGCCTTATGAGGAAAGTGACAGGGACATCAGGTTTGCAAGGATAGTCAAGGTGCCAGTTCCTACCATCCCTGAGTTCTGGGACGCTAGTACAGTTCTGAGCCCTTACATAGATAATAGGATGTTTGGTAACGATACCTGGGGAAACTGTGTAGTTGCTGAGAGAGCTCACCAGACTCTGGTATTTGAGAAGCACGAGCAGGGGAAAGTACTGAACATATCAGATACTGTAGTGCTAGATGAGTATTGGAAGGAGCAGGGAGCAACTGTCTTTAATCCTCACCCTAATAAAGGTCTCTCGATAAGAGACTCCTTAAACGCCTGGAGGAAGAGTGGCTGGGTAATAGGTGGAAAGCGCTACACTATCTACGCTCACGCATTAGTTAATCATACGGGACACTTTGAAGTTAAGGCTTGCATCTACTTGCTGAATGGTGCAGATGTAGGCATACAGGTTCCCTGGTCAGCTGTGAAGCAGTTTAAGAACGGTGCAGTCTGGGATGTAGTAAACAAAGATGGAGGAATTGTCGCTGGTCACTGCATATATGTAACTGGCTTCTGCCCAAGTTGCTTGTTCTTTATGACCTGGGGGAAGCAGTGCGCTATGACCTGGGGATTCTTTGATAGATACTGTGACGAGTTTAGGGGAGTCGTAGATAATAGGAATCTGTGGATGCCAGACTCTCCAGTTGATGTTAAGAAGTTGAATGAGTACTTGAAGGTGGTGACTGCGTAAGGAGACTAATATGGCTGAGACTTTAACTGCAGATAAGGTAGTAGCTAGGTGCAATGCACTTAAGACATTCTGGAATCCTAGGACTGATAAGATGAAGTCCTGGTATGAGCTGATTCAGATGGTAGACAAGCTTGCTCAGTCGAATATGGAGTCCTTCGTAGGTAATGACCCTAGAGCAAGCTTCAACCTGGTCCTTAGTATGCTTGAGCAGAAGATTCCTCATCGGGTGCCTTCTCAGGATGTGACTCAAGAAATGGTAACTGCCGCTGGTGAGTTGGGGAAGCTCTTTGACACTGCTTGGGAGGACGTATTCTACTCATATAGGCGGCGTGGCAGGAAGTACCTCCGAGACCTTATAGGATTGCTGCTAGCTACTGGCTGGTATGCGGTTTTCGCTACTATAACTCTTGATGGTACTAAGTGCATTGCAGACATCTGGAATCCTGCTTCAGTATTTCAAAGCTGGGAAGATGACTTGATAGAGTGCGCTCATATATTCTCTGTAAGTCCAGTCGAGGCTCAGCGGATGATTACAAGAGCTGGCTGGACGGTGAGTGCTCCAGCGAGCAGGACGACTTGCTATGACTACTGGAAGCTCGACGATAATGGTAATGTCTATAACTCTGTGGTTATAGGGAGGAGCTTTGCTAAGCCCGAGACTCTCGAAAGTAGGTTCAATCGCATTCCTATATTTACTGCTCCAGCTGGTGGTCTACCTGATACGGGATTACTGTCTAACGACACTAATAGATATAAGGGAGAACTTGGTCAGAGTGCAATGGTCACTAATGAGAACATTTATCGGTCCTGGAATAGGTGGTGGACATTCTCGATGCAGTTGCTAAGGGACACTGCACAGCCTCGCTGGATTGAGAAGAGCACGAGTGCCACCAGGATTGTTAAGCCTGAGGATATATTTAAGTACGGCTCTATATTTAAGATGGGCTTGCAGGATAGCTTTGAGCCTATTCATATGCCTCCAATCCCTGTGGAGATTAGAGCTAGTCAGTTGGATATGGAAGCTATGATGCAACGTGGCGGACCTACCTGGGCAGCCTTTGGCAACGTTCAGCAACAGTTATCCGCCTATGTAATGAGCCAGATAAGCGCGTCTCTTCGTAACATTACTAAACCTTTCCACGATAGTATTATAGACCTCTTTACTGATATAGATAACTTCTGGCTTGATATGATAAGGGCTCAGCACTACAAACCTTACGGTAAGGGATTACCTGCTGGCTTGCCAGATGATATTAGAATCACCGCTGAGTATGAGATAAAGATT